CAGCTGCACAAAATCTTCAAAGCATGCAGTCCTGAAATATTAGCCGAAGTAGGCGATGAAATTAATTTTAAGAAGCAGTCGTTCGGAATTTCCGAATAACTGTTAAAAATGATAGCAGGTGGTTACAGATTGTAACCATTTGCTATTTTTACCCCATCAATCAATATAACATGAACAACACACTATTTAGAGCATCGCAGCTGGGTAAGCTAATGACCGATGCAAGAACCAAAACAGGATTAAGCGAAACGACTAAAAGCGCATTGCTTGAAGTCTATGTGCAACAGAAGTACAACCGGTACAAAGAAATTAGCAACAAGTACATTGAAAAAGGTTTAGCCGTTGAAAATGATGCTATCGACATGTGGCGCAGGCATCGCGGTGAAATCGTCTTCAAGAACGAAGAAATGTTTACCAATGACTTTATCAAAGGCACGCCCGATTTGCTTATCAAAGATGAAGCAGGTGCAGTAATCAATGTGCCCGATATCAAATCAAGTTGGGATATACACACCTTCATGTCTGCGAAAATGGATGAAATCAGCAAAGACTACTACTGGCAAGGTCAAGCCTACTGCTGGTTAACAGGTGCACCACGTGCCACGTTCTGCTACGTGTTAGTTAGCGCACCTATCGAAATGATTAATGACGAAAAGTACAGACTATCGCGCAGGCTTAATCTTATTGATCCACAAGGCGACCCTACATTTATAAAGAAAGCAAAGAGCATTGAGCGCAACATGATATACGACATGCCACGTTTTATGCGCGAATACCCGGATGCAAATCTTGAAACGCCACAAGACGAATGGGCGTTTGATATACCCATCGCTGAACGCATCCACGAAAAGGTTGTGGAGTTTGATGCGGATGCAATCGCAAAGCTTCAGGAGCGTGTACCAATGTGGCGTGAATATCTTAATACTTTGAATGTATGACACACGGCTCACTATTTAGCGGAATAGGTGGATTTGATTTAGCTGCCGAATGGATGGGATGGGAAAACAAGTTTCACTGCGAATGGAATGAGTTTGGACAACGTGTACTGAATTACTATTGGCCTGATGCAGAACTATTCACGGATATAACCAAAAGCGACTTTAAAAAATATGCAAACACAATTGATGTTCTCACTGGTGGATTCCCTTGTCAGCCCTATTCAGCCGCAGGAAAGCGACTCGGAAAGGAAGATGAACGCCACTTGTGGCCTGAGATGTGTCGCGCAATTAGAGAGATTGCCCCGCGTTACGTTGTGGGCGAAAACGTTCGCGGCCTTACTAATTGGAACGGGGGACTGGTATTCGACGAGGTGTGCGCTGACTTGGAAAATCTTGGGTATCAAGTCGCGCCCTATCTTATACCTGCGTGCTCGACAAATGCACCCCACAAACGCGAACGAATATGGTTTGTTGCCTACTCCGAGAGCATTGGAAATAGAAGAGAAGAGCGAAATTCACGTCCGGGGGAAATCAGTTGTGCGAGATTCGGGGGAAGCGTTTTCAATAAACCTGACGACAATGGCAAAATTCGGAATGTTACCGACACCGAGAGTTTCGGCGGCTTACGATTCGGCAACCGACCGCGGGAAGAGCAATTTGGGCGAGGTGACTGGGGCAGGTTCCCAACTCAATCCCCGATTTGTGGCGGATATGATGGGATTTCCCGTGAATTGGACGGAATTACCTTTTCAAAGTGGCGAGCCGAAAGCATAAAGGCATACGGCAACGCAATCGTGCCACAAGTAGTATATCAAATCTTTAAAGCAATAGAACAATATGAAAGCAAAGGATAAAGCATGGCAGCTATATTCAAACTATTTTGATATAGTCGAAGCTGGTGATCAACATGGCGACTTAGCATTGATGCACATGCGTGCCATTAACGCTGCGCTGTATTGCGTAGATGAAGCATTGACAAACGCACCCAGCGACATCATGCAAGACTTTGATGGCACCGGTGAATTCTATTCCGTCAAAGCATACTACCACCATGTCAAAAACGAAATACTAAAAATGAATGGGAGCAAAGAAAATGCGCTCAATAGACGAGCTGAAAGTAGAACGAACTAATCTGCTGCAGATATTTGTCACAGCTAAAACACGCTACGTAAAAGACAACCTGCACCACAAAATCAAATCAGTGAATAAAGAACTGTATACACTAACCAAAGAAATAAAATATCTATGAGCGATAAAAAAGAAACGGCAATGCGTAGACTAAGCAAAGCCTTGCGTAAAAGATTTCAAGGTTCATCCGTAAACATATCATGGATTGAACTGGATGCCTTCATGATGAAAGCGCAAACATGGGAACTTGAAAACATCTTGAATTCCTATACCGAAGGATACACCGATTGTAAAAATGGATTACCAAACAAAGCAGAAAATGAAAGCAACACTAACGTTTAATCTACCTGAAGAACAAGTAGAATACAACTACACCCTTAACGCTGCCCGGTATAAGGATGCGCTTAAAGACATCATGGAATTGATGCGCAGAGAATACAAGTACGGTGAACACGTTGAAGAAGTAAGTGATAAGATTGCAGATTTATACGATAGGTTTATAGATATAACTGAAGGGCTGCTCGATGAATAACTACTGCTGCACCTTGCGATAGCCCTGCTTCCAAAGAAACCTGCCCAGTGCCTCACCTTCAGCATCTACCTTTTCTTCGCTCCATTCCGGTTGAATGTGGTGAAGGTACTCATGAATGAGCACAATAAGATAGCGCATAGGCGGCAACGTTGGATCTATCTCAATGATGTTATCGCAGTACAATCCATCCGCACGTTCCCTTCCCAACTTTCGCTGAATGACTTTTGGATGTTGCTTGCGTTTCATGCTATCTTTGCGCTGTTAGTGTAATTGCTAATTTGTTTTTGTTTATTATTGATTAGACTAAGCCCCTGAAACGTCGGGGGCTTTTTCATTAGCGTATCTTGCCATTTACTATTCGGTAGTTACTGACTTCAAATTCGCCTGTATCTAATACCTTAACATGGGCAAAGCCATGATGGTGTTTGTTGATGGGCATGTAGTCGGGATGCAATTCACATAGACAGGCAACAGACCAACAGGTTGTTATCTTGCCGTTGATGTTTGGCTCTGTGTGTTCGCTTGCCTGATGATGATGACCACACAATGCACTGTCTTTTGCACGCAGGAATAAACCACGTGCGATGTTTACCGGGCTGAATACAGATGCGCCCAATTCATGACCATGTAGAATCGTAAGCTTACCTGAATAATCTGCTTATCCGGTATAAAAGTGATGTTGTACTTATCCAAATGCATCAATGATTCAAAGTTGAATTCATCCATGCCCAAAAGGTCAGGAGCATTGCGCATGATGTAATGGTCATAGCGCACATCGTGATTACCACACTTGTAATAGATAGCAGCATTTGGGAATAGCTTGCGCAGCGTGCCTAAAAATTGGCGTGTCATTAGCACTTCATGCCCAAAGTTGCGTTTACGTGGATCCTTCTCGAAACGACTGATAGCATAAAAGTCTATTATGTCACCATTGAGCAGAATGGTATTGACTTCGTTATCTAAACCATACTTCAGTGCCAGCGTCAATGCCTGAATGTTGTGATACGGCACGTGAAGATCCGATAGCAGCAGGATATTGTTATGGTTTATCGGTAGCTTGTATGGTTTGTAGTTAGCTTCCTGTGATGGTGGCAGGTTAAGTGGGTTAGCGGCTTCGGGCACTAACTCATTAGCCATCGTTTGAAAATCGTAAATGTGATTGTCTAACTTGTGCAACGGACTAACAGGATGTTTTTCCTTTGCCTCCATCTTTGTAACCCATCTGCGATAGGTTTTTTCTAATGAATCCAGCGTCATGTCGAGATTATACTTATCAATCACTGCGCGAACGCGATGCGAAAGGAATCCTGTTCCATCATGTATTTCACGATGGTACTTATCACGACCTATTGTATTCATAACAGTTATTATTTAGCCTTCAAATAGCCGTTCAATTCAGCAAGTGATGTGCTGATTTGCGCTATGTGTGATTGAATCGAATCAATCTTCCCTTCCAGCTTAGCATTCTTTGAATTCAATTCAGCTTTCTGTTCCTTCATTGCGTCATTAATCATTTCAATTTCTCTTTTGTGAAACGTTTCAATGC